TTGCTGAACTTTCTTTTCTTTGCTCTTTCAGAAATGCTTAACAGTGCTGAAAAAGTAAAGTATTTTATTTCTTTAGTTTCCATAATCGCCTCTCTATTTTTTTTTGTTATTAATTGAACTAATGTTCATATATATTCTTATATACTAGACTTAAAATACTGTCAATAGTTTTTATTTATTTTTATTTTTTTATATTGACAATATTTTTAAAATGTATAAATTAAATTTATAACTAAAAAAAAAATGGAGGAACAAATGAACAAACTACCAATACAAAGAAAGATATATGGAAGCATTCTAAATAGATTAGATTCTTTTAAATGTTATCCAAAAGAAAGACAACCTGTCGTGGGAATGGGTGCTACTGAATATATGTGGTCTGACAGACATGCTCACACAGTTATTAAAGTAGAAAAAAATTATCAAGGTAAAGACTTTGATATTGTGACTACACAAAGAGATGAAGCGATTGCACATAGAGATGAAAAAGACAATCTAACTTATACATATAATAGAGATCCAAATGGAAAAAAAATGTATTTCAAAGGTGTTGATTACAAACATCCAGATGGATTTGACGCAAAAGTATATTTTGAGGTTCGTTGGAATGAAGAAACAAAAAGATGGAACAAAAATCAATATGATTGCAATATAGGTTTTGGCGAGAGGAGAGAATACTATGACCCTTCGTTTTAATTTATTTTGGAAAGGTAAAGCAAAAGATTATCCTAGTGCAAAGGTTATTCAAGAAATGAATAAGAAAAAAATGTATAAAGGATTATCAAAAGAAACTAAAAAAAAAATTGAGGATAATATGTTTAAGAATAACATCATTACATTTAGAAAGAGAGGTATATAATGGGTTGGGATAGTTGGACATCAGATTTTAAATTTGAAGAAAAACCTAGTCTTGATGAGAAAGATATTGGTTTGAAAGAATTTGAAGTAGAAGAAGATGTAATCTTTACTGTCAAATATAAAGTTTTAGCAAAAGATAAAATGGATTTAATTGATAAAAAGATTTATCTTGGTGGTGCAGAGTTAAAAATAGATAAAGATAGTGATGATGTTGGTAAAACTTATGATTTTGCAGTAAAAAATTGGGGAACTGAAAATACTAAAGAAACAGATAAAGGCAGAGAAGTCATAAAAAAACACAATGAAAGTCGTGATAGTGAAGATTTTCATGAAGAAGATTATGAAATTGAATTTGATGATAATTTTTTTTAACTTGACTTTTTAGTATTTTCTATATTATAGATAGTTTTCATTCTTTGGTGACCAATCCCAAAAATTTCTGCAGGTGTGTGTAATCGGCAACGACCACAAAGAGTAATTCGCTAATCTTTAGCCTCCATAACTCTTGTTAGCACCTGCGGAATATTTTAATAATAAATAATTTTTTTTATTGACAATCATTTTTATCTATATATAAGTAAAGAATAACAAACAAAAAAAAATATGGAGGAAAAATGCCAAACATACAAACAACAGAAGTTGCTTACATTTTAAGAAAAGCAAAAGAAGAATCAGTAAAAGCAGTTGATGACTTTAAAAAAAGTTGGAGACAAAAAACTGGTGGAAATGAATATGATGAACCAATGTATTGTGGTTTTGCGTGGGTATCAATTCATGGAGTTAAGGGTAGCACCAAACTAGGTAAGGCACTTAAAGAACATGGATTTAGAAAAGGTTATCCAACTGGATTACAGATATGGAATCCTGCAAAGTATAATGGACAATCTATGGAAGTTAAAGAAGCAGGTGCAGAAGCATACGCAAAAGTATTGCAAGGTTTTGGATTTAATGCAACATCTAACAGTAGAGCAGATTAGTTATGGCAAAAATTAAATTGACACATTGTTCTGTATGCCAAAAGAAATTTGTTTCTGGAGATAATATCAAAAAGAAAACTCGTTTTGATGGTGTATTAGGAATAATTCCAATATCATTACACAGAAAGTGTTATGATAAATTGTTAAGTTATGATGAACTAATGTTAAGAGATAATAAATGAATATATTTCATCTTGATAAAGACCCAATACTTTGTGCCAAATGGTTATGTGATAAGCATTGTGTAAAGATGGTTTTAGAAACTGCTCAAATGTTATGCACTGCTTATCAAAGACACTATGGTCTTAAAGATGATTTATATAAACCTGCATATCCTAACCATCCAATGACCAGATGGGTAGGGGATAGTGGAGAAAACTTCTTTTTTACTATTAGATTATTTGGACATCTAGCAGATGAATACCAATATAGATATAATAAAATTCATTTATCATCACAAACAATATTACTTCTGCATAGTAAATACAAAGATTGGCATAATTGGAAAACACCATTTACTAATCCACCACTTTGTATGCCAGACGAATATAAAGAAAATAATTATATAAATAGTTATAGAAAATATTACATCGGTGCAAAAAAAAGAATTGCCAAATATAATTATAGTGAACCTCCTTATTGGATAGGACAATTAAATGCAAATTAGATTTAGATATAATTATTTAAAAAAATTAATTTTACATTATAGAAAAATATCTGAACCATCTCCTTTAAAAAGACAAAATGTAAAATCAGCAGTTAAAGAAGAAATAAGAAAATTAAGATACATTAATAAAATATCTAATAATTATGAAAAAAGAAATATTATTTCACAAATTGTTTTTGAAAATAATGTTGATGTTGCATTTAATGATAAAAGACATCTATTAAGATATAATCAATTATATAATCACAGAAGAGTAAGAAACAAAATACAAAGAGAAATTAGTGATAGTGTGAGAGAATTTATGAAAGAAAAACTTTTAAAACAAAGAATAGAGAAAGAGAATAAAAATTAGTCATGGTGGTATCCGATGCAAAATGAATTTGATTTTAACCATCAACAAGATTATAAAACAAAAGAAACTATGAGTAAAGACAAATATCCACATCAAGCAGGACATAGAAAAGTAGATACATCTATTGAAGTAGCTGAAAAAGTAAATAAAACATTGAAAAGAGTAGCTAAAATAGTTCTATTAGAACTAGAAAAGGTTTATCCAAAAGGATTAACAGGTACAGAAATTGCAAATAAATGTAATAGAAGTATTTTAAGTGTAAGACCAAGAACAACAGAATTAAAGTTATTAGGTCTTATTGTTGATACAGAAGAAAGAAGAAAAAATGAGTGGAATAATTCTGAAATAGTATATAAGTTGCGTGGACTAGAGGTATTAGAAGATTATGAAATCCACAAAAAACTTCATAAGAAGTAAAAAACATCTCCAATTCATTTCTACTAAACCATGTGTGTTATGTGGTGCAACCAATGTACAATCAGCACATATAAGGTTTGCAGGGGCAGGAATGGGATTAAAACCCTGTGATAGCTTTGTCGTACCAATGTGTATAGAACATCACACTGAACAACATCGTATGAATGAAAGATTATTTTGGAAGTTATATGATAAAGACCCCATTGTTTTTGCTTTCTTTTTTTGTTTACAATCTCCAGATAAGAAAATTAAATCCAATGCTTTTGATAAATTTAGGAGTCACTTTGAAAAGTAATTATCTATACATATTTATAATATTTTTATTCTTTGCTTATGCTTTTCCTAGCAAAACTCTACCAAAAGAACCTAAATTTGAATATCAAAATAATGAGGAGTTTATTATATCTTTAAATAATTGTGCAGATTATTTAGAAAGAAACATTAATAAATCTTTGCATATACCCAGATCAATAATGTTAGCACAATCAATAATAGAAAGTGATTATGGTACAAGTAGATTTGCTATTGAGGGAAATAATCTATTTGGTGTCATGACTTTTAATTTAGAAGAACCTCATTTAAAACCATTTAAAAATAAACAATCAAAATTTGGTGCAAGAAAATATAAAACAAAATGTCAATCAGTCAAACATTATATTGAAGTTTTAAATACTGGTTCAGCTTTTATTGATTTTAGAAATTTAAGAAAAAAAATGCTTAAACATGGTAAATTAACAGAAGCAGATGTAATAATTTTATCTGGAACTTTAAGTAAATATGCAGAAAATAAAGATTATGTTTATCTCTTAAGAAAAACTATCAAGAGTTTAAATAAAAATTATTGACATATATTTTTTTTTATTGTAAATAATGTAAATTAATTAAAGAAAGTAGAAAGGAATAACAAAATGAGTATGGAAAAAGAACAAACCAAAAAACCAAAACAAAAGATTCTTCAGATACCAGTAAATGCTGATGAATTTGCAAAAATAAAAACTTTAGCTGATACAAATGGTAGAAGTGTTCCAAAACATATCTATATTGAATGTATTAGTAAGATGTTAAGAAAGAATTAATTATGGAACTTTTTATAGTTCTGTTTTTTTTAATACTTTTTTTCTATTTATTTAAAAAAGAATCAACTAAAAGTGATAAACTTAATATTGAAATGATGAGGTCTTTTCAAAACAATACTACCTCTCAACAAATATTAAATGACTTTTATCGTGATACACAAGATACTTTAGATTTAGTAAAAAAAGAATTAAAAGACCTTAAAACTTTATCTAGTCAATTAGAAAACAGTTTAGAGGAAATTAATTTGATGTTAATGGGTGTTCCGCCACAAAAACAACCACCTAAAAATCCAGATTTAAAAATAATTAAACTAAAAAAAAAGGAGAAAAAAGATGATGAACCAACAAAACAATAGACATAAACCGACAAGATCAAATGAATCAAAATTATTTGATTTAAACATAGGTTGTTATCTTAAAAAAAAAAGATTAGATTATAAAAAAACAGATAACAGGGGTATTTCAAGATTAACACAAGCAGAATTAGGTAAAGTTTTGAATGTGACTTTTCAACAAATACAAAAATATGAAAAAGGACAAAATAGTGTCCCTGTTTGGAAATTATATCAATTATCTAAATACTTAAAATTTGATATAGGTCATGCAATAGTTTCTAGTGCAAATAATGAACATTATCCAAAATATCTTGTTGATAGTAAAGTTATTGAAGTTTCTTATCAAGAAATTGCTAAAGAGGAAACAATACCTTTGTCAGCAAAATATTGGATAGAAAAAATGGAAACAAATAAAAACAAATAAAAAACATTGACACATAAGAAAAAAAATGTTAAATATTATAATAAATATAACGAAACAAAAAATGGAGGAAACAAATGCAAAACGCAAAAACAATAATAAAACAATTAGAAGACTCTATTCTTGTAGCTAAACAAGAGGGTAAAGAAACTATCCCTGTTATAGCTATAAAATCTATAGTAGATGTCTTTAGAAAAGATCAATTAGCCGATATACATAAAGGTATTAAATGGGCAAATGAAGATGTTCAAGAATCAGAAGTAGAACTTGAAGAATTTAAAGAAAGATACCCAGAATACTTTAAAGAGGAGGTTAAATGATTACTGCTACATTTAAAATGAATGGTAGAGATAAAACTTTTACAGATGAAAATGTAAAAGGAGTTATTGAAACTCTTGTAAAAGATTATGAAGAAGCAATACCAGAAATAAGTGGTATCATAATTGAAGAAGTAAAGGGTAAAGAAATAAATGAAATGACTTATAAAGGTCATAACATTTGTCAATCTTGGATAGCTACTATCAGAAATGGATTAGAAATATGAAAAAAATATTATCTATAATGGTTTTTTTATTATTGAGCAATTGCACTTATTATAAACCAATCATTGACCCAAAATCATCAAAAGACCCTCATACTGGAGAAAATGTTGCTGGAAATTATTATAGAGATTTAGCATCATGTCAGTTTATTTATGAACAAGAAAGTGGTTTTTTTATGAAAAGGGTACACAAAAAAAATCCTGCGTTCTTAACTAAATGTTTAAGAGCATATGGACACACTATATTGAGGTAATTATGACAAAAGAAATAATGAGTACACAACTTATAGGTCTAGCAAGTCACTTAAATAAAATAATTAATAGAGTTAATGGAGATGATTTTACTCCAAGTCTAATACAGGAAATAAAAGATAGTTTACATGCTTTAGATAATAATTCTGCAAGTCAACAAATAAAAAAAGAACATTTTGATAAGTTAATATTACTTTGCCAAGACACATGCAAAAGACTTACAAAATTAACTGAATATATGTCTAATTTAAACATTAGATATACAAGTGAAGATATTAACAAGAAACTGTTAGATAAAATGTTAGATGATTTTACTTTATCAGAAAACAATATAACTGTTCAAATGCCATCTGGTTCTCATATAGTAGAAAAAACAAAACAAGCTAATGTACAATCTGATAATTTAGAAATGGAAAGTTTAAAAAAGGATTAAATGGAAATAGATAAATTTATACATAGTCACTCATCAGCTAATCAATTTATGGCAAACAAGTCAGCTTGGTTATACAAGTATGCTTTTAAAGGTAAGTTTCCGACTTGGGGTGCTATGGCTAGAGGTTTAACATCAGAAATAGGTGCTTATTATATTTTAGATAGATCAACTAAATTTAAAGAAAGAGATTCTGAAAAATTTATGAGAAGATATTTTAAAAGAAAATCATTTATACCCAATCAAACAGAAGAAGATAATTCAATAAAAATTGCAGAAAATTTTGTCAAAGGTTTACAAGAAAGACAATTAACGAAAGTTAAATCTTATCAAGATAAATTTATTATAGAACCAGAAGAAGCTAAAAAAAAATATGGATTAAAGTATGGAATACTTGGATATACAGATTTTACATTTGATAATGTAATTGTTGATACTAAAGCTAAAGCAAGGTTAGACCCTGTAAGAGCAGGGGAAATTAGACAACAAGCATTATACTCTAAAATGATGGGTAAAAAATGTGCAATATTAACTGCAACACCAAAAAAATATAGATTTGATGATATACTTCCTGTTGATGTAGAGCAAGGTTTTGAAGAATCTATTATGTTATTTAAAACAATAGAAAAATTTATGGAGTTAATACCAACAAAAGAGGACGCAGTTAAGATTACTCCATTAAATACAGATGACTGGTATTTTGATGATGCTAGTAGAAAGGTAGCGAAAGACATATGGCTAAAGAACCAATAAAAAAAACAAGTCAAGATTTACTTTTTGAACTTGCTAGACCATTCAGTAGAGATGAAATTGAATGGAGGGCGCAAAGAGTATCTAAAGACAAACTAGGAAATAATGTTGCGATGATGTTATGTTATGTGACTGTCAATACAGTTAGAGATAGATTAGACTCTGTGATGGGGTGTAATTGGCAGTGTAAACATGAGGTCTTTGGAACTAAAACTATTTGTCATATAGGATTATTCCTAGATGGCGAATGGAGATGGCGATCTGATGGTGCTGGAGATACTGCTTATGAGGCAGATAAGGGTGCTATATCAGATAGCTTAAAAAGGGCGGCAGTATCTTGGGGTGTAGGAAGACATCTTTATGATATTAAAGCTAACAATCCATCTGGACAAATATGGATTAAATGTGAAACAACTCCCAATGGAAAATTTAAGAAAGGTCTTGAAGATTGTTGGGAAAAAGTAAGAATAGGAGTATAAAATGTTAAAGAAACCAGTATATTTCAATATGTTTCTAAATGAGAGTGAAAATCCAAAAGCACCTACTCATAAATGGAATAATTTTGAAATCAAAGAAGATATTGTAATCCCAAAAGGGAAGTACGATATTGCTTTTTTTGGTAATGCAATCAATAAGGAGGGTCAAAATAAACCCTATTTAAAGATTGACAATCCATATAAAAAACAGGAACAAAAAGGGAACATTCCAAATCAAGGTGGTCAAGACCAAATTGATGACGATATGCCTTTTTAATGTTTTTTATTAAAAAAAGTGAAAAAATACTTGATTAAAATATGGAATCGTACTAATCTTGATTTGCTTGGACAACTTATATGGGAAAGTGATAATGTGGATAAACTTATACTAGAAGTTAATCAACATATTCCCAAAGGTAGTCGTGCAACTATTGAGGAGAAAAATGATTAGTGAGCATTTAAGAAAGCTAGTTGATCATCTTGATAAAACTCACAATGAGTATGTAAGAAGCATAGTCACATTTGGAAAAATTACTCCAATTGCGACAGAGAAAGCAAGTGAGTACAAGGTTATTCAACGCGAGATTGTTAAAACTGATAATGAGCATATTATAAAAAAATAAATTTTATCAGATTTAATTAATTTTAATTAAAAAGTATTAGTTTACTGATAGGGTTCTTATACCCAAAACAAAAAAAAATGGAGGAAATATGTCAATATATATAGAAGAAGCAGAAATAGTTTCAGTTGGAACTAAATGGGATAAAGGTAAATCAAAAAAAAAACAAGTTAAGTCACATTTTTATACAGATGATGGTATTCAATTTAAAGATTTTGCAAATCTTATAGAATCTTATGATGATACAATTCACAAACATAGAGGTGCTAAAATAAAATGTACTGTGGAGTTTATTGAATATGAATGATCAACATACAACATATATTTTAGACCCAGATAAAACTTTTAATGAACTAGAAAATGGTGCAGATGCTAAAGCAAAAGCACAAAAAGATTTTAGAACATTAGAATATCATTTACCAATTTTAAAATCTAAATTAAAACTAGAATATATCCATAAGGAAAAACTTAAATCAACAGAAGCAAATGATAAAGCACTAACTGACAAAAGATATATAGATCATGTTAAAGCATTAGTTTTAGCAGAAAGTATTTATACTAGATCAAAAGATGCTTTTGATAATAAGAAAGCATTAAAAGATATGAGGATTACACAAGAATCGTCAGCTAGGTATTTAATCAAGAATGGCTAAATTTAATGATTTTGAGAGAAAAAAAACCTCTTGAGGTGGACGGACACGCACAAAAAGACATAAGTGTAGGGTCTAGTACCCCCAAAAAAATGCGTTCTGGATTAACTAAAAAACAATTAGAAGTTTTTAATTTTATAAAAAATTTTATAAATAAGAATAAATATTCTCCATCTTATGAGGAAATAAAAATTGCTCTTGGTTATAAAAGTAAATCAGCTATTCATAATGTCATTGTTAATTTAGATAACAGAGGTTGGATAAATCGTAGAATACATGCTGGTAGAAGTATAATAATAAATTCTTAAATGTTTTTTATTATTTGGAAACCTAAAGATAAGTTTACCTCTTTTTCTAATTTATTATTTACAACAGAATCAGAAGCACTTGATTGGGGCAAAAGAAATAAATTTAAAAAAATAGAATGGAAAGTTGTTCCAGATACAAAAGAAAATTTTGATCTATATTGGTATAAATAATTATTAATATATTTTAATAAAAACTATTGACAAAGGTTTTTAAATGATATATAGTATATTTATGATTAACAAAAAAAATATGGAGAAAAAAATGGTAAAAGTAAAATGGAAAAAAAATTCTATATATAGTTTTCATACAAAAAATTTAAGAGAGTGGATTGCAGATCATAATGCTTTTCCTTTATCAAAAAAAATAGAACTTCCTATAGATAAGGATAGTGCAAAATTAATTTATGATCAAATTAATTCAACTTTAGAAGATGGTGCTTATCCTAAACATAGAGCATGGTTAAATAAAGTAAAACAAGATTTAGAAACTATGGGATTTAAAGATCATTGGAAAGGTTATAAATATGCCTAGAGATTTTCAAAAAAATAAACTTTATAAAGTAGAAAGAATCTGGTGGGATAATTATGGTCGTAACAAGAACCCAAAAGATGTTGAATTTAAAGATTTAAAACAAGCATCTAATTATGCAACTTGGATATGGATTAATTTTAAAATGAAAATTTATCCAAGACAAGTAAGAAAACAAGCATCAAGAGTAAAATGTTTACCAGTAAGAGGTGGTACTTCTACTGCTTGGAGTGCTTATTATGAAAGTAAGAGTGGTGCATATTATAAAAAAATATCTTTATCAAAGTATCATTATGATTTTAGAATTGTAATACATGAAATGGCACATCATCTTGCACCAAAATCAGAACATCATGGACCAATATTTACAAAAATATATATGTACTTATTAGCATATTATTTAGATTATGACATATCTTATATGTGTCAGATAGCTAATGAACACAATTTACAATATTCTTCAGATGATCTTTATTTGAATACTCAATTTAGTAAACTATCAAAAAAACAAAAAGAAGATTGGATAACAAAAGAAGCAAATAAATTAAAAGGAGTAGCATGATTGTAAAAAAAAGGAAGTTTAGTAAAGAAGTTTTAGATAAACCAGTATCTCCTGTTTATGTTTATTATACGAAATATGGAGATAAAAAAATAAGAAGGATTACAGTTAAAACTCTTTTGCGTAAGTTAAACAATATATCATTTCAAAAAAGATGGTATCAAACTATACGAGAAGCACAAAAGGGTTTACAATAAATATGAATGATAAAAATCAAAATAACAATGTATTGGGGATTAAATAAAGTGATAATAAAAAAATTATTTAAGTCAAAACAAGAAGCAATTGACTTTTATAATACTCGTGAACAACAAGTTGATCGTGAGTATAATAACATTAAACTAACAAAAATAGAGGAGGACAAATGGACATCAATAAAATAGATGAAATACTACAACCTACAGATAAACCGAAAGCTTTGACTAAAATATATGGAACTATGGGTATCTGTTTAGGAGAAGAATTAAAAAAAAGATTAAAAACTTATTGCGAAAAAAATGATATAAAGATGTCGCGATTAATTAAAGTTTTAATCAAAACTTATTTAGATGAGAAAGGGGTATAATGTCTATAAAACAAAAAATTAAATTTAATGAAACTCTTGCTACTAAAAACAAAAAGAAAAAAGAGTGGGAAGAACATTGCAAATGGTTAGATACTTTTAGAGGAAAAACTATTTATCCAAATGAAAACAATTTTAGTGTAGGTTTCACTGATACAAGAACAAAGAAAAAATCTAGGAAACATTTTTATCAAGAACAAAAAGATAAATACAATCAAATGACCCAAAAAAAATAGGTACTAGACTACCTAATTGTATCTAAATCTTAATGTGTGTACACCTCAAGAGGTTTTTTTTTAAGCAAATAATGAGTTTTGTAGTATATCCCATAAATTAGGATTTTGTTTAAAGATTCTAGTATAGCCATCTCCAACTGCTTGTGCGATTGGTTCTTCTCCTCTTTGGTTTACATCAATATTTTCATTAAAACAGATTACATGAAAAAGCTCGTGTAGTATAGTGTTAAAGAATCTTTCGCCTTTCATATTTTGATCTAGATATAAAGTTTGTTTATTTGGGTCATACAGACCATAACAATCTTTTAAATCTTTATAGACTATCTTAATTTTTCTTTTTCTATATTTTAAAAAAGACAATTCTGGATTTACTAAAGTCATTTTTCCATTGACTGCTTGTAAATTAACTGCAACAATTGAAATGCAGTTTTAAATGCCTCTTTTTTAGTAAGTATTTTAGAAGTAGAATATCCTAATTCATCTCCTACCATAACTAATATTTTTCCAGATGTAGATTGTTTAACACTTATAAAAGGATTGCCTTCTTTTATATCTGACAAATTATCTCCATAAATATATTTATCTACTTTATGTTGAAATGATTGTAATATTTCTTTTTCACTTTTCTTTTGTGCCATAATCTCTCTCCAAAGTTTGCATGGAAATATTATTTACTTCCTGTATATGATTGTCCCAAATTTTTAGTTCACATATTTGATAAGTCCAACCAGTCAAACTATGTTTAGCATATCCCTCAATATGATTGTGAGGTAAAGAACAACCAACATTAACTATTCTTGTAAAATCATTTTTAATGTCACTAATTTTAGATACTCTATTATCTTGCGCCCTATGACTATGACCAAATACAATATCTATTTTAGATTTATTTGCGACCATTCTTTCACTAGCTTCGCCACCATATTCTTTTCCCATTGGATTAATTGGTGCATGAATAAAACCTACACCACCTAACATCAAATATTTTCCATAAGGAATAACTTCCCAATCATATTTTTTGCATATTCCATAAAATTCTTTTTGACACATTCCATAAAAACTTGGATTAAAATCTTCTTTACGAAACATTCTTCTTTCGTGATTACCTAATGTAATATATTTTTTTACTTCAAACTTTTTTAAATGATAATCAAATTCTTCCATAGCAGAATCCATTGATTCCATATCTTTTAAAAAAACTGGTTTTTCAATTCTTGCAGTATAAGTATCATCTTTTATATAATGAGTGCAAGAATCTAGTGTAATAAAATCTCCAATTTGTACTACATAATCTGGTTTTGTTTTTTTTATGTATTTTGCGAACCATCCAAATCTGCTTTTATCTGGTATATGTGGACTATCGTGAGTATCGCCAATAACTAGAACTTGTAAAATTTTTTTAGCCATATACTAGATAAGCTATCATAAATAACCTCTAGTTGCAAATTTAGATAGTTTTTTGAGGACTACAACCAAACTTAATATAAATTTGATGTTGATTTATATCTTCTCTACCTATTTCTTCTATTTTAGATAATGATTCTTTATAACCATAAACCATACAATCATAACCATCATTAAATTGCATCGGATACTTAAATGGTGGCATACAAGTATTGGATTCTAACGAACACATTACCAAAACTAACATCCACTTTGTCATATTTAATTCTCATCTAATTGTATTTTATGTTTCTCGCCTAGAGGTTGTCCTTTCCAATCTTTAGAAACATGAGTTGGGTTTATATTATTTAACCATTTTTGAATTGAGATAAAAGCACCACCTTTTTCTGATGATTTTCCACCATGTATTTCATTTGGTTTAATTCTTAAAGTCCAATTTAAACATCTTGATACATCATTTTTTTTTAAGAAAGCCATTTCATTATTTATAATCGTTTTACCTTTATGAGTAAAAGACATTCCCCATAAAAACAATTCATAACTGTCAATATGAGGATGTGAGTGTTCTAAAATTGTAGTATTAGGTTCACAAATAAATAATTGAACTTGAAAAGGTTTATTTCTATAAATAGTTATACCAGCAATACCATCAATAAACATTAATGGATTGTCATAAGGAGTTTTTATTGTATTGTTTTTAAGAAACCAATTTTTAAAATCCTTTAAATCATCACTTTTGTTTTGGACCACCATTTTTAAATATTTGAGTACCTTTTATACCAAAAATACTAGCCACAACAGTTATCCATAAAGTCTGGAACCAGACTGGCAGATTACCAAAATGATGAAAAAACAATTCTATTTTTTGCATCATAGCAGGATCATCACTAAAAACTGCCCAAGCAAGTACAATTATTGGGGCAGAAAGTATTATAAGAACAAACTCATCTTTATAATCATTTTGTCTAGCTTCTAATAATTTACCTTGATATTCTGTTTCTCCACGAGCCATCTTTTCTGCAGTTAATAATGCGGCTTGTGACATAGCTTCTTTTTGTCTTTGTTTGTTAGCATATATTTTACTACCAGTTGATACTGCTAATTTAATTGCTGATAACCACATCAAGAACCTACCACTTTTCCATCTTTCCATTGCATATCTGGTAATCCATTTTCAAATTTTTTACCATCATAGGTTAAGACTTGCTTTCTATTATTACCTTTTTCATTATAACTTATATGAACCCAACCACCAGATGGGTCGTCTGGATTGTAAAATTCTAGTATAAGTTGGTCAAAATCAACATTGTTTTGCAACCAATAAGCTATCTTAATATTAGGAACACCAGCTATCTCAAAATCAACTGCTTGTCCTTTTGCGTGTTGGCTGGTCTTTTTTGAACCTATCGCTTCACATAATTCTTCTGATCTATAACCAGAAGTAATAATGATTGGTTTATCAAAATGTGCACGAACTGGTTCTAAAATCTCATAACAGACATTTTCTAAATTTTTAATATCTCCAGAACCTGCTTCATTTTTAATACCTTTCCTTGTAGCTGTCATGCTCTTTGTAAATTCTTCTAGTTTAAAATGTTTTGATAATTGCATGGATACCTCCTAGCTTAATAATAATTTATAAATAATTGTGGACATTCCCAATATTAACATGCCTGTTGATGTCATGACAATTTTTTCCAATCTATCTATCTTTTTATTTGTCATTTCTTGCATTATTCTGCATAATTTTTCATGGTCGTCAATCCTTTGATGTGCGGTACTTGTATTTCTAACCCTTTTTTTAACAACTTTTTTCATTTTCCTTGACCCCTATACCTTAATTGTTTCTTACTTCTACCTTGTCTTTTGTTTTTATTCATACTAGAAACTTTTTTAGGATTTCTACCTATACTTGTTCCTTTAAATTTCTTTTCATATTCTACTTTGACCCCATATAGAGGTTTTTTTTTAGCCATATTATACTCTTTTTTTTAAGGGGTACTAGACCCTACATTTGTATCGTTTCGTTAATTCTGGGGCATGTCAGGAGGTTTAATGAGGGTCTTTTAAAGGGTTTTATCTAATTTTTCTAAATATACGATAAAGTCCATAGCTTCTTGTTGTGCTTCACTAATCCATTCTTTTGGTGGTCTTTTGTTATCCTGTATTGTTTTACCAAAAGTTTCCATACCTTGCTTGTGTCTAGCGATATGTTTTTTAATTATATTGTTTACTATTTCATCATTTGTAAAATTCTTTAATTCATTTATTTCTTTTCCAGCTTTTCTTAATCTTTCTTGTAAAAATTTTTTTTGTCCTTTTAAAACTTCTATTTGTTTTGTTAAATCTAAAGCTCCTCTATCATCTCTTATAAATTTAACTTCATTTTCATATGACATATCGTTGCCATAATCTTTAATATTAGTATAAGTCCTTTTATCACTCATAAAATTAAAGCACCCAAAATAAATCCAACAAAAAATGGAACTAATATTGGGTGGTCTATACAAAAACACTCTATTTTAAATCTTAACTCATTTATATAGTACATCATACTTTTTTTCTTTTTGCTATAGGTTTTCTTTCATATGTTTTTATACCAATATGCTTTAATTCGCTAGTTATATCTGTCCATATTTCCCCACCACATTGTTGCCACAAAGCACAAAAATAAAAATCTTCTGATAAATACCTTTTAGTTCCATCTTTATCTTCTAAAATACCTTGACCTTGTATTCCACAATCAAAGAAAGCATATTCTTTTTTACCTTTTATACTTTTTTTGCCATCTATTTTTGCACTAACATCTGTAAGATATTCTATACTAGGGTATTTATCTATAATAGTTTGAAATACCTTTCTTTGTATAAGCATAAAACCTGTTCCAGCATAATCACAAAGTTTAAAACCATTAACATTATCTTTAAAATTATATTTGCCTAAAGGGAAATTTACACACCAACCCATACTAGCATCGCCTACTTCAATTTTATCATCTTTTTTTATTGGATATGGCGCAGTGACTATTGGCTTATCAAGAGATAATACCCTTATAAAATCATCTGGAGTAAAACTTATATCTGCATCTATAAAAAATAAATGAGTATAATCTGCTTCTAAAAATTCTGATACTAATTTATTTCTTGCTCTAGTGACCAAACTATCTCTAACCCACATCATGCCAATACCTATGCCATGTTGCATAAGTATATCTCTTGTAGATATTATTGATGATATTGTTTCTAAATGTATTTTTGTGTCAAAACTAGGAATACAAATCAGTATAGATTTTTTAGGTTTATCCATAGTAAATTATACTATGGTTTTTCTGGAAACACAACTCCCTCTACTTCTTCAACAGTAGTTAAACCCTCTGTAATATCTCTTAAATCTTGTCGCCAAGTTTTAAAAGCACTTGATAAATTAGTTCCTTTTTCTTTAGCCATAATAACTTCCCAATCGCTATCTGCTAAAAGTTTATTTCTATCTTCTCTTAAAATTTGTAATTTATTTTGGAAAATATTATTATTATTTTCTTGCTCTAATATATCTGCTTCAGCTTCTTCTTCAGGTGTATAATCAACTTGTCCAATTCCATCAATATATTTTTGTCTTGCCATAATTAACTCCTATTTAATTCCATATAAATTTACTACGCCTGTCATAGTACCAGCAGTTGTATATAATTTAAATCCTGTATAAGCAGATTGTGATGCATATTTAAAAGAACTCATTACTGTGTACCATCTAGCACTATCATATAAAAATGTTGAATAAGCTAATCCTTTTCTAAAACCTGTTGTACTTGATGGATTAAATAAATCAACTTCCATATTAATACCCTCTCCATCATCGGTATCTAATCCACCATCTCCATGTAGTTTCCATTCTGTACCACCAGCATATCCATCTTTTAATTCTCCATTTCCTGAACTATTATCTGTGTATCTAAACCAACCACCACAAGACCAAGTATAATTAGAACCTGTCAAATCCGAACTTGATGCTCTTAACCTTGCATAAACTTTTGCGTATTGTGTGCTTATATCGGTAATCCTTGCAATTATTTTATAAGCAAAATAAGTTGAATCTAAACTATCAGTGTGCCATGAACTAACACCTGATAAATTAGATGTTGATATTTTTACCATATCGCCACCACCAGCTTCTGCCCAAGTCAATCCACCTGTATTACCAGATTGTGCTGATAAAAAATATCCATTCGTTGGAGCATTACTAATTTTTAATTTTGCTTCATCTACTTGTGCGTCAGCAATCATATCTGTTGCTACTTGAACTTCGCCTATCGTACCTGCACTTGCCGCACCTAAAATTCTGTTAGCAGTACTTGTGTCTTGCATTTTAGCATAAGTAATAGCATCATCAGAAACCATAGCTGTTGCTATTTGTGTTTCTCCTATAAGACCTGTACTTGTAGAACCTAAAACTCTATTTGCTGTTGCAAGGTTTTGTAATTTAGCATAAGTGACTGCATCATTTCCAATTTTAGCTGTTGTGACTGCACCATCTTGAACTGTTGTAATTAATCCTGTACCAAAGTGTAATACGAAATTACAAGTTGATGTGTTAGCTACTGCTGTTCCAAAATCTATTGTTGAACCACTTACAGAAAAGTTATTTGCTTGTACGACACCATCTATTGAAACTAAAATATTATTAGCACTTACTGGAACATAATTTGCACCACCTTTTTGTAAAGTATAACTAGAAGCACCACTAAAAGTGATATTGTCTAAAACTTCTACATTACTAATATTATCTGTTCCTCTACCTATATATGCCATAATAATTTCCTAATAAGATAAACTTACTCCATTTATTCTTGCTTCTTTTGAACCACTTGCTTGATTGGCAAAAGATATTTTATATTTTAATTGTGTTCCTGCTGTGACTGATACATCATTAGTGACTGCTTGTAAAACACCTGTTGAAAATGTTCCTGCCGCAGTTAAAGTTGCGTTAGACCAGTTTGAACCATTGTCAGCACTTACTTGTAATACAATATCTGTGTTTAATGTATTTGTTCCATTTGCATTAGTATAAGTGACCACTCCTGATATTTTATTTACAGAAGAATTGGCAGTTTGGGCAGTTGATTCATAACTTCCTGTTGCACCAACAGTTTGACCATAATAAACAGTTGGACTTGAAAAACTTCCTGTATAAAGAGCAGAACCAACATTTATTAATAATGCATCTGCTCTACCCTCTAAATCCATTGTTCCATCTCCAGACCTACCCATTCTTAAATCAACAGAGTCTGCTGCGTCCATATTATAAGCATCACTCGTACCAGAACCTATTAAAGCACCATTTTTCCAAAATTTTAATGTGCCACTTTCTCTAGTACAAGCTAAATAGTACCAAGTATCATTTGACATACCTAAAGCACTTGAAGTCCTATTAATTTGATTACTATTACTTTTTCTATAAAAGAATTGCATTTGATTATTTGTCATTCTTAATGACCAACCATTATAATCAGTAGTATTTCCTAATCCACCTTTTGAAAATAATTGAAAACTTGAGGAAACATTATTAAATCTAAACCAACCAGCTAAAGTAAAATCTCCAGCACCAAATAATCCAATTTTACTATTAAATTCTGAGTTTGAAACTTCAACAGCTTGATTACCACCATCAAACCAAAAAGCAGTTGTTGATTTTGTAGGAGCATTAGTGTGACTACCAATAGGAACATCGTTTTGTGTTATAAATTTACAACCATTGTTCATTTGTACTGACACATTATTTCCAGATTTATCTGTTGTAGTTGTTGAATTATTTGCGGCACTGTCTGCTGTTAAATATAATTTTGTATTTGTAGGAACTGCTGTTCCTTGAACTGATGATATATATTCTCCTGCTATATTTCTTGCACAATTAGTTAAATTAGCAATAGCACTTGAATCTTGGTACACATCAACATTTGAATTAGTTAAATTATATTTTGCTGAATTATTATTTGTTGCTTGATGTAAAGCTAAAGTAGAAATATCATTAACTAATTTATTATCATCAAAAGCTGGTTCAGTTTTGAAAGTTGAATCTCCATATAAAACTGTACTTGAACTTGCAGTACCACTTCCTAAATTTGCTGGAAGTATTGTTCCTGAAATTGATCTGTTTGTTGTTTTAATTATTGCCATATTTTATCTCGCTGTACAAGGTGTATCGTTTGAACCCACTAATGATTGACCAAATGCCATATATAAAAACCAAACCCCATCAGCATTTAAGTGACCTTGATCTGATCTTATCTTAAAACCATTGCTCAAAATATCTATATCTTGATCTGCTGATGCACCACCACTAGCATTAGGGTGTATTGCTTTTTCAGTCGGATTAAATGTATCTCTTTTAGTATCCCAAAGTTGCCAATCCCCAGCACTTCCTGTTGTTCTTTTAAAAAGGACAAATGCAGGTTTAAATGATGTTGAAATAAATGGACCATTAGTAGCACTTCCTGTGCCATAATATCTGCCGATTTGACTAAAACCGACTTTATCTGCAAACGCATACATAATATAATTTCTACCAGAATAATTTACATAGCTGTGTGTACCCAAACTAACAACACTTGATGTTGGAGCTGTATCATTCCAAAAAGTTGCCGCATCTTCTACAACAGATGAACCATTAAGATAACAATATTTATGCCAAGGATTAGTTGCATCTGCCCCTTCATGTCCAACCATCCAATCATTTGCATTATTTAATACTTTTACTATAA